TATTGCCATTATCGGTTTTATCATTCGTAAATGCGAAGAATATGACATAAAGCATAAAGGGAATTAGATATACTAAATTTAAATTCATTCTTTGTCCTCCTCCTTTTTAGTTATCACCTCTTTTAAATCTTCTTTCTCTATCTTGAATACCTTTTTAGCAAATAACCCAATAGCTACTATCAGATTAAAATCATAGCCCTTGGGCTTAAGAATATTCGATATGATAGAGCAACCTTCGATAAAGCAGACAGATAAGCAAGCAAATATATCAATGTTATATCTTCCACCACTAGCCTCGTTTATCATCACCACCATAATGACAAAGCTAAAATAAGTAACCATCTTACCCATTGTAGCCCGCCAAGCCCTACTAAACCTCACGTGCTCACCCATCAACAAGCTCTTCCTGCATCCCGTAGCCAAATCACACAGTATCACAAAGAACATAGTGATCAACCATGGGATCATGTGCTCTATAGCTTCCATTACGAAACTTCCGGCTACAGGAGCAAACAAACCAGAAGAGAATTGATGTATTGATTTGTCTTGCATATTTGTCTTTTTAAATAATAATACTACATTTGTAATCAGATTACATAATTAGATTAAAACTAGATAAATGCGTGGCCTATCTTGCCTGTGAAGGTGAGGTGGGCTTTTTTATACTATGACTTATCGCTGGTGATCTGGTCTATGATACGGGCAAAATCAGACATGTAAGTAGCAAAACTATCTGTATACCTAAGACTCAAAGTAGTAACCTGAGGCATCGGAGAAGGGTCATACCGGATCTCGCCAAGATTAGTTTCCCTGATTTCTTCATGCGTTCCACTACCGTCAGCATTTGCAACTGTCTCTGTTGCATTATCGGTGATACCAACAAATATAGATTGCTTCACTCCATTGATAACCGTATAACGAATGTTATACTTCACCGTAGGTGACTGTAAAGAGGTACCCTCAAACGACTTTACTTCTGTTGTATCAGTCGCTACAATTTTAATTTCTTCGTTCATAATGTTCATTTTAAGTAATTATAAATTTTCTGTCTTACTTTTTTCTATCGCTTCATCAAGTAGCTGAAAGAGTGGAACTTTTATATATGCATAAAAGATCTTCTCAGCAAATCTTTTGATTAAGGCAGCACTTGCTTCGTCTATTTCTATTTCACCGTCATGGTATATCTTCCGCCCGATCTCCTGCTCGTTTATATCTTCAACGTTGAAGAAGATTGCGTTACCCAGGTTTTTACTCAGATCCTTATAATCCGGTACTATTTCTGTACCGATACTATTACCTTCAGAGTCTTTTTTTTTGATTTCTTTTGTCATGACATTGCCTTCAATATCATAAACTACGATCTTTCTAAAGTCAATTTTCATACTATTATCTTTTAAATTACAATGATATCTTATTATATGACCATGAATTTCCACCCCATACACAGATAGCAAGGTGATTGTCATTCTTTAACAGGTCCGATGTCGCACTACCATTCAATGTACTTCCGTTTGCATGAACAATAGGACCACGCCCTGTACCCGGCCATCTTTTGATTAAGTATACTTTTCCCACAGGTGGATCTTTAGGTAAATATACATTTTGGTCACTTCCGGAAAAGCTGCATGATACGAAACAGTCTTCTAAGGTTAGATATCCCCCAGAAGTAATTGAACGCAGTTTTACAGCAAATCCGGAGATGCACCCTACCAAGGCAAGCGCGATGTTGTTCTCTTTCTGATATGCACCTGTAGCCGAGAAACGTGCGGCAATACAGGTATCTGCATATTTGTTGTTATTGATCCACAACGGAACATTCAACCCTAAAGTGGAAGGCGCGGTATTAATACCTAAACCGGCAGTAATACTATCCCCTGAGAACTGAATATTCTGGGTTGATATAGTCATTGATCCGGAAGTCAAAGAGGTACCGGATATTTTAAAGCCACCAATCATAGACTCTCCGGTAACAGTAAGGTAATTAGCAGTAATTCTACCGGCTGCCAGAGCGTTCGTTACTATCGCCGTTGCATCTATCAAGTTCGTTCGAATCAACCCACCATTGATAATAGTTTCTCCCTGAGTAGCATACGAAGCCATCTGGTCATACGAAGAATATCCGAGTTTCGTTGCGAAATCATTTTGCAAGTTACGCATAGCGGTAGCGTCTAAGAATCCCTGCGGTCCTTGAGGTCCTTGTGGACCAGTGTCTCCCTTATCTCCTTTAGGACCCTGAGATCCCTGCGGCCCCTGGGGACCAATAGGTCCAATAGATCCGGTAGCACCAGTAGCGCCGGTAGGTCCAGTTGGACCTTGGGGACCCTGCGGTCCTTGCGGACCTGTATTACCCTTGAAATTTTGCTGTTCGGATGCCGACAAGCCGGAAAAAGTAACCATGCCGGCGATACTGATATCCTGCCCGAATATATTGATAGCACCCGGCTTAATAGTGATTCCAGTTTTTAATTCATCCTTTGTAGGAGTGTCATCAATTGAGCCGGCATCGTAGACTGTGGCAAAGGCAAGGTACCAGGTGACGGGTAAACTGCCATCACCTCCTGCTAAATAAAAGAAGTTAGTAGAAGAGAATGTACCACTTGAACCGCACTTGACATAATACGCATATTCTTCCCAATCACCAGTGCCAACATTGTTAGTAAGCCATTTTTCTGTACGGCCAGTACCCGTAGCATTAGTATTCCACTCAACTCTATATCCAACAGGAATCCATGCTATAAATCGGGTAATAAATACGGCATTCGCGCGTGTTTGAGTTCCAAAATAGAAGCCACCCAATCCCGGAGTAGCAGGTCCTGAAGTTGTAATCTTCAATTTATATCCGGATTGATTAGGCAGATTAACATCCGTCGTTCTCTCAACAACTACATTTCCAGTGTCACCATTAGTATATCTAATAATGCCATTCGTGCTGCTCCTAAACTCCGGATCACGATAAAGCATCTTCCCCTTACTCATAGCAAGGGCAATCAAACGTGCATTACCCGATACCGTTGATACAAGGTTAATATCCGTCTTGGTCTGAGAGATCTCAGTGCCCTGATTGGATACAACCTGTCCGAGAGCATCAAAATCTGTTTGGGAGACTTTGCTTTCAATTAACCCTTTCGTAACTTTTATCTCTGAGTCGGTGTAGGTTTTGGCAATGTAGTTAAGATCTTCGGGGGCTGGGCTCCACGAAACTAACTCATATGTTTCATAAAGTCCTATTCTTGCAAATGGATTATATGCAACATAATAAGTACCTACTATACATTTAACTGGTTTGCTTGTTATTATATAGTCTTTTGATGGTTTTGTGCCAACTAATTGTATACCTTCTGACGTACCATCTTTATACTTAACGTTGATATACATTGTGTTTGTGTTTGGATCAATTTCATAACCGTAATCAACATCATCTATAAACAAAACATAGCGTTTGCTATCGTCATAAACCAATCCGAACATATCTTTTTCTGGAACGCTAGACTCTACATTTAAAGCACCTAAATTGATACCTATGTGTCCGTCCTCTTTGTATTCCATTGCGTATGTAAATCCCGCATCAGTAATACGCTTAAAAGAGCATAAGTTCTTAATACCTACTCCCCGCTCGCTTGCAGCAGGAATCCACTGTGTTACCCCTATGTTACCATCAGTAAGAACAGCCCAATGCACTTTTGAACCGAAAGTTCCGTTCGGAAATTGAAAGAAAGACAAATCTTCACTCGGCTTATATCCTTTCATGGTCACTTTTGTGCTTTCTACAACTCTTTCTCCCTTAGTTGTGAGATTTGCTATCGTGTTTGTACCAGCATTAGAATAAACACCTATATTGGTATTACCACTCCCAATAGTGTAGCATACAGTCAAAGTGTATTCCTTGCCATCAACCACAGGAGTATCATAATGATAAGCTGCAAACCTATAAGATGGATTTGCTTTCTCTGTATAGGCACCCTTTAATAAATTGACATCCCCCACCTTCACCTTACTAACCTCACCTTTCACAGCCAACGTAATCTGTCCGGGCAAAGCCTCCATAATAGTATCAGTCTCAATCTTAACCTTTTCCCCAACATAAGAATATGAAGCAGAATTGATAGCGTCTATAATTACCCTCTGCTGATCATAATAAGCCTGTTGAAGAGTCTTGAATGAAGCACTGACCGGTATATTTTCAGGCTCACTTGCCGAATGTGTCTCAAGCACATGATAGTAATCGTTGAAAGCATTCCGATAAGCAACGGTATCAATCCCATACCGGGACGCGTTAGCAAGGATGGAATCTCTCTCCGCTTTCAAAGCCTCCATCTCCTGTTTTAAAGCAGTCTTTTCAGTCGGGGATATTACACCATCATCTGCCCAGGTGTTTAATCTGTCCTGGGCAGCTTTCGCATCGGTTTTGGCGATGTCTATTTCCTTGTTGGTTGACTCAAACTCCTGCTCGATGGTCTTTCCGTTGCGAAGGATGAAGATGCCTTTTAGGAAAGCGTTGATAGAGTATATACCATATCCTGAAGGTTGATAACTTGCGGGAAAATCAGTATCCGTAATGCCTCCTAAATATCCTATTCTCGTTTTCAAC